CTCCCACAAGGCCATTACTGGCCCCGCCCAACCTTACTGGTTGGGCCACCATCCAAGCTTGATGCCGACGCGCTTGGGGCGTCCAGAACGCTCTAAGTGTTTCCCATCTTGTCCCACGGGTGGTGCCCACGGGGAAGGCTCCATTTCCTGAGCCTCGCCGGAATCGTACCAGGGCAGTTTCCTGTCCTTAAAAGTACGAGACTCCAGCTTGAGTAAACACTTAAGCAAGGCACCAGTTCCGTCCAACGGATCGTTGGGCGCTTTGGCCTCCACAGCATATCCCCGAACTTGAGGGATATGGAGGCTTGGGTGCATACGTTCAGCGATCAAGCTGTCGTATGAGACCCTGCCTAGCACCGAGGAGGTTGGCTCGACCTCAGGAAAATACTTAAGTATTCTCTTGAGCCGTTTATCCAACCATTCGGCAGTCCCAAAGTAGCCAGCTAGGTAAAGCTGGTTCCTGAGAGACACCGCCGAAATTACCTCAGTAGCATCTGCCACCGTGTAAGGTAACGCTTGCCGGACACGTGTTATACTAACATCGTGTCCATTAAAGTATTCCTTACCACAAGACTCTCTGAACCTTCCGGTCCAGAAAGACTTGTCCAGGCCAACTCGCGCACCAAAATGCTCGAGAACCTGTACGATGGTATGCACATGCTCTACGGGAACAATCAAGTCGTCCCCGTAGACACGCACCGAGCCAAGAAAGGATTTAACATCCTTCTTGGTCAGTGATGTGTTGAGCGATCTCTCGATCCCTAAGAAGATCAACGTCGTAAAGACGAAGGCTTCCATCGGGAAACAGAGTGCTGAACCCATAGACGCGTACTTGGCCAGGCGCTTTATCCCCTGACCAGGAATGTCAGCCCGTCTGGAACGTGTCGCTTGTACGGCCGCCTGCAAATGCGGCCAATACTGCGTCATGTTCAGCACGAGCTGATTGGAAACACGGTCGGATGCTTCACTCAAATCGAGTGTTGCCGTTCGGCCATCGGCCGAACCTTGACGAGCCAGGACTTGATTAGGGCCCTGGTCGTCAAATCCGATAAGCCCGCACAAGAGTTCATCCTTGTAGAAGGCTTCCAGAATCGACCCCAAAAGAGCTTGCTGTGTATATTGCATACACGTGGGCTCAATGGCGATGATTCTTGGTGTTTTCAACGTCTTAGGTACCGCGATGACCTTAACAGGTCTCTCGGCGCCAGGTTCGAGGATATCAATCTTATCCAAATCAATGGTAAAGCGATGATTTGGAATAAGATATCTATCTGGAAGGAATACCTCCGATAGACGTCTGGTCCACTCGTATTGCCGGTACTTACCATTACTGGTAAGGCCGTCTGCAACCGAGCCTGGGCCATGCTTAGGGAGGAGCCTGTCGTAATAGACATCTCTGTCTACTTCCGAAAAGACACTCCCGAACAGCAAAGCTGAAATCCTGCTAAAATCTGCGAGATCTCTCTCGCCTAGTTTAGCATCAGCTTGTCTGATATCCTTCTCACACTCGACGAACTTCTCCATCGCTCTCCTTACCCGTGCATCACTGCACGGGAAGGAGATCTTAGCAAACGACAGTGTTAACTGTCGTAAAGCTAAGATTGCATCGATGGATGGTTCATCGAGCAACACACCACTTCTCCGGTCAAACACACGGCTGAGGAAACCTCCTAGGAATAGGGGGAGACCTCCCCTTCCATTTGAAAAGGAAGGGTTGAGACCGACCTGACCACAGTCTATCCATTTTTGGATGGACTTTCCGTAGTCAGGTAAGACTATCGTCAAAAACGATAGTCCCTCGTGTTTGAACCGCCTTCTGACCGTATTAATGTCAGAAGTGGCGCTGGTGCGGCAATGGATGGCCGAATCTTCGGCCATCCTGATCCAGAGTGACATAAGGCTTTTCACTTGCCCTCCTAATAGAGGTTACAAGATCCGTAGCTTATGTCATTCACCGTCTCGAAGTCGCCTACTCAATTCCAATAAGAACTTCTTACTTATTGAAATGCGTAGAGACTCACCTCCCTTTCTGGGGGGGGTATGGCTCGACGAGCCATGCTTCAACTCGAGACGACCACAGCGGATGTCCCAAAGCACGGGGCGACGAAACAAGCCCATCTTACAGCGAAGTATTCTGCAAGATGAGGCTAGCTAGGGCTTGGGCAACTACCAAACCAAACACCACAAAGGACTTCCATCCAATGTGGATATTGATATAGGTAGAGCCATCCTCCTCGCTAGTCGTCGTTCCGGTCCTTGAGAGCATCTGATCCATGGGAGTTCTCAGTTCCTCTCCACGAGCGATAGCCTGCTCGAGGATTGGGCCTGATACCTTCACACGGGCCATAACCGCTAACTCTCACCAGCAAGAAGCTTGGTGATGAGAGCATCCGACGACGCTGTAAACTGGGTTTTGAAGCCAGTATACACCGCCAACTGCTCCGCGGCCGTGTACCCAGCCGGAGGAACGTCAAAGACGATGTAACAACTCATCGAAACCTTGACGTTCTCCGTTGGAATAAACGGATCCGCAGTCAGCTTGGAATGGTTGATCCGAAGCAGATGCCGATTACGCTTCCCATAATCATGGGAGGCCAGCATCTGGATCAAAGCGTCAGCACTCTGATAAGTGACTTCGTCACCTTCCACAGAAGTACGAGGAAGGGGCGTCGTCACAGCAGAGATAGTGACGGTCTGAGGATCAGTAAAGGACATAAGCATCACTCCTAGGTCTTGGCGAAACATACGCCAAGCCCCAATGGCATGACGTGGTAACAGCCATCACCTCAGCCACTTGGTTATACCAAGGGCGAAGGCTATGGCCAATTGGCGGAGACTCAGACCTGAAAAATCTGAGTCAAACCCAAACGGTGATGCCTTGATGCGACGTTTACTCTCGTAGTAAACCGTCACAGGCTCGGCATGGGCAGTTCCCCCGTTGGAAAGTTTCCAACGAGAAGGTCTGTCCAAGGCGTACGTAACCTCACGGACAACATGCTCCATGAGATAACCGTGCGTCATCACCAAACCATCGGTCTGCCAACTTGAGAGATTCGAAATGACATCTCCCGCGTTGGAAAACCAGTCGATGGCCCATGTCCAAGGAGTGACCTCCCAAAGCACCTCAGGCGTAAGCTCCAAACCATAAAGGTGAGCAGCTTCCGCGGCAATACGTCCGATCCCCTTGCGTGACTTGTACGTCACGGGGAGAAAGTACGTAAAAGCCCCTGAGAACCAAACCCTTCTAGAGGTTTTGGTAGTGATTAGGAGGTGCGGCTGGGACATACTCGAGTCCAGAAAACCGAGATAAAAAGGAACATTCCAGTTTCCAAATATCCCGATATGGCCGTCGGAATTACCGGCGTCCACTGTACTCGAGGTCTCTTCTAGTGGGAATTCATACCTTCTCCTAACCGACTTGCCCGAGTTCTCCTCATAGGTTTTCATTAACCTTTCGGAGTTAGCGGCTGCATACATAGCGTCATGCAAGTCGCTGACAAGTGGC